TTACTTGTCCGAAAGACGTATTAAAGGCAAATTGATTAATGACGGTGATGATTGTGTCGTCTTCATGGAACAGTCTGATCTTAATGGCTTTATGGATGGTCTTGGAGCATGGTTCACCGGAAAGGGGTTTAATATGAAGGTTGAGGCGCCCTGTTACATATTGGAACAGATCGAGTTTTGCCAATGCCATCCTGTTTATAATGGTGAGCAATATACCATGTGCCGCAATCCTACTAAAGCACTGTTTACGGATACAGTGCATGTTGGTAGGTCTGTGGACGAGGTTGCTCCTATCATTAAGGCTACAGGATTGTGTGGCCTAGCTTGGTCTAGGGGATTGCCAGTTTTTCCTGCCTTCTATCAACAAATGGCCGAAGTTGTTGCTAAGAAGGTTGTGATTCTGCGCAACAGTGGCACATACTGGAACTCTAAAGGATGTGTCACTGGGACCAAATATGTCACTGATGCAGCTCGCCTTAGTTTTTATAAAGCGTTTGGTGTGAATCCAAGTGAACAGGTTGCAATTGAGCGTTATTATTGTACATTGAAAGACACTCGTGCGCCAATTGACCCACCACAGATAATGTTATATTATCACCCAAGAGTGCCTTACGATCATTACCCCTTACGTGTTGAAGAAGGTTTGAATTGTTTGTTGTTTGATTACCATGGCTAAGATTAAGAGTAAGAAACAAGTTAAGCGACCTAGAAAGCAAAGGAAGATGAGTGTCAACCAGACCATTAATGTGAAGGGTTCCAGAATGTTCAGAGAGTATGATGCGTTGATTAGAGATCCGTGTGCAGCTCCATTTGCCAAAGCTCCATATTATGGAACATCTGGCTACATGCACCGCATACAGGTCGCTATTCAGCCAACTGGATTCTCTGGTACTGGAACTGTTGGGTCTAGTGTGCTTGGTAATTTTGCATTCCAGATACAGCCGTCCGCTTTTCCTGGTTATTTGGTAGGAGTGTCCACCACTTCCACCACTACACCAGCTTTCACGCAGACATCTGCTTCTGGAACGTTTTTATCCAATGCTTCTA